TTGGTATTGGATCACTTATGCAGAAATCGTGCTTGCATCAATCCCGACCATTTAGAAGCGGTCACGAACGCGGAAAATATCCGCCGTAGCAGGAGGGATTATTGCCCGCGCGGGCACGCGCTCTCCGGGGAGAATTTATATATCAATCCTGCCGGTGCGCGCGTCTGTAAAACATGTGCCATTGAATCAACCAGGCAATGGCGATATAGGAACCAGAAGGCGGCATAGTCATTCCAAGCATTCCACGCGATTCCGACAAGCCGGCGACTACGGATTCGGAAATCGTGCAGGAATGTGCGCAGCGTTTGCGCCTCTGTGCCGAAGCCGAGACCGACAACCGCGCCGCTGGCATGGCGGCAATGGAGTTCAGGGACGGCAACCAGTGGCCGGATGATCTCTACAATCAGCGCAAGATCGATAAGCGGCCGAGTCTTACGATCAATCACACCAATACCTTCGTTAGGCGCGTGGTCAATAACATGCGCCAGCAACGGCCGCGCATCAAAGTGCATCCGGTGGGCGAGGGCGCGGATGTTACGAAAGCCAATGTTATCGCGGGGCTCATTCGTCACATTGAGAATTTGAGCCAAGCGGCCATCGCCTACGACACGGGCGGTGAGTCGGCGGTCACCATTGGCTGGGGTTACTGGCGCGTCACCTCTGACTTTGTGGCGCCTGATTCGATGGATCAGGAATTGAAAATCAACCCGATCCGCAATCCCTTCACCGTGTACATGGACCCTGGTAGCGTCATGCCGGCCGGCGAGGATGCCGACTGGGTCATCATTTCGCACAAGATGAAGCGCCAGGACTACGCGCGCGAATATCCGGACGCCGACAAAATCAGCTACCAATACACCGGCAGCGGCGATGAGCTATCAGAATGGGAGACCAAAGACGACATTCGGCTAGCGGAATACTACCGGGTGCGCAAGACGCGGGACACGCTGTACCGCATGACGAACGGGATGTGTCTGTTCAAGGATCAGATGGAGGAATTATCGGCAGAGCTTGCCGCCGCAAAGGTCACCATTGCGAAGGACCAATCCGGCAAGCAAGTCAGCCGTCCATCGACGCGCCGGCTGGTGGAATGGTACCAGCTGAATGGCCTTAAGATCGTAGACCGGCGCGCGCAGGGCGATGATCCGTTGCCCGATGAGTGGATACCGGTCATCCGCTGTGAGGGCAATGTCATTGACTTGAATGGCCGCATCCGCCGCAAGGGGATGGTCGCGGATCTCATGGACCCGGCGCGCATGTATAATTACTGGCGCACCATGGAAACGGAACTATTGGCGCTGGCGCCGAAGGCTCCGTTTATCGTGGCCGCAGGTCAATTAGATGGCCATCCGGAATGGAAAGATGCCAATCAGAAACCGTATTCGGCTCTTGTTTATGAGCCTGCCTTTGTGGAACAACCGGACGGCTCAAAACAAGTTTTGCCGCCACCACAACGCATGCAACCTATCCCGGTACCGGCTGGTGCGGTGCAAGCCGCGCAGGGTGCACAGCAGGATCTTATGGCGGTTGCAGGTATGCCGCACGAGCCGAGTGCTGATGTACCGGGCGCGGCCATTAGCGGGGTGGCGTTACAGCGTCGCCAGGCCCTTTCCGATATTGGCCACTTTCAATACTATGACAATCAGACCCGCGCTATCGCTCACACAGGACGAATACTACTTCAGCTGATTCCGTTCTACTACGACACCGCGCGCATGCAGCGGATCATCGGTGAGGACGGCGTGCCGTCGATGCAGGGCATCAATCAGCCGATGCCGTCCGGTGATGGCACCGCCATCATGCAGGTCAAAAATGATCTCACGGTGGGCCGTTACGATGTGGTGATGGACACCGGTCCAGGCTATGAGACCAAGCGCCTAGAGGGCGCCGAGTCCATGCTGGAATTGCTCAAGACCCCCTTAGCGGAGCCCATCGTCAAGGTGGGCTCTGATGTCATCGTGCGCGGCATGGACTTTAACGGTGCCAGCGATCTAGCCGACCGGCTGATGCCGACCAATCCTGAAAGCATGAACAAGCTGGTGGCATCGCTCCCGAAAGAAGCGCAAGGCGTGGTGCAGGCCATGCAACAGCAAATGGCGCAGCAATCCCAAGTGATCCAGCACCTACAACTAGAGATCAAGTATAAGTCCGATATTGAAAAGGGCTGGATGGGTGTAGAGCGCGACAAGATTGCGACCAAACAGAAAGAGTCGCACGAATCGAATCTCACCAAGAAAGAGGACACGCACGTCCGGGCGGTCACCGCGCGCGATGTCGCCGAGATCCAGGCCGGCGGGCAATTGCTTAAAAGTCATGTCGACGCTGCGCACGAAACCGTCGCGCGGCGCGAAACATTGGCAGCGGCAGAAAAGGCCGAAAAGTCTAACGGCGCCGCCTAGGCGCTGATCCCGTTCTCTCAAAAGCAAGGGGCTTCACTGCCCAGAGGTTTTCCTTTGGCTAAAGTAGTCACGAGTCAGGGTATCCAGGAATTTGTCTCTTCCGGCAAATTCGAGCAAGTCAAAAACGATCCGCCGCGAAAGAAAGCGGATGACGCGCCGCCGCTGGAGGTCAAAGACAAGCCACCGGTGGCCGACACCAAGACGCCAGAGAAGAAGGAACACGAAGAGGAGGAGACCTTAAGCGAGAAGATCCGCGCGCTGATGGAATCGGACCCGGAGCTTGCCGAGTACGTCACCAAAAAGAACGCCGCGATCAATCGCAAGCATAAGGAAATGCGTGAGGCACGCGAAGCCGCCGAAGAGGCGGAACGCTTCGCCGAGAATCAGTATAACGAACGGCGTCTATCAGGTGAACGACTGTCGGCGGCCGAACGAGAGCTAGCGGACTTGCGAGCCAAGGCCGCACCGCCGGAGAAGAAAGAGGAACTCAAGAAACCAGATCCTAAAGAGTTTTATGACGATAAAGGGCAATTCAAGGCGTTTGAGTACGCAGAGGAACTAGCCGCTTATTCAGCGAATAAAGCGGTAGCGGACGATAGGGCCAAGCAGGCCGAAGATCAGCGCAAAGCGGAACTCGCGGCAGCTGAAAAATTAGCGCGTGAGCGCGTGGCGGAAGCCACCAAGACCTATCCGGATTTTGCCGAAGTGATGGCGGCCAGCGATTTGCAAACGCATACCGCGGTGCTGCAATACCTGTCGGCCAGTGAGCACATCGGCGAGGTGAGTTATTACCTCGCGAAGCATCCGGAGTTTGTTGAACGCATCAACAAATTGCATCCGCTGAAAGCGATCGCGGAAGTCCGCGACATCGAAAAGACCTTTGAAAAGCCGCCGGTGAAGACCGAAGAGACTACCTCGGAACTACCGGTAAAAACGTCTAGCGCGCCCGCGCCCATCAAACCCCTGTCATCCGCCAGCACCGTGAACACCAACACGGACCCGGCAAAGATGACTTATCGGGAATTGAGGGCCTACGAACGCGCCCGCGCCCGTCGGCGCTAACAACACTTTAGGAGTCTTCCCACGTGGCAAATAATTTGCTGACGATGAGCTATATCACTAACGAAGCTCTAGTCGTCCTGGAAAATGAGTTAGTGATTGCGAATCGCGTGGAGCGCCAATACTCCAACGAATTCGCCGAGACCGGCGCGAAGGTCGGTAACACGGTGAGCATTCGCCGGCCGCCGCGCTACAAGGGCACCTATGGACCGCCCCTGAATGTGGAGGACAGCAACGAGACCTACGTACAGATCCCGCTGAACTATCAGTTCCACGTCGATGTACAGTTCACCACGCAAGATCTTGCACTCTCCATGGACATGTTCAAGCAACGCATCTTGCGGCCGCAAATTGCCACGGTTGCGAATCGCATCGATTCGGATACCGCGCAGTATGCGTACCTCAATACCGCGGCATCGCTGGGTACACCGGGCACCAGCCCCAATAGCTTGAAACTCTTCACCGATGCGCGCGCGATTCTGGCCGCGGAATCCTGCCCGAAACAGGGCGAGAAGAACGCAGTCTTGGACCCCATCAGCATGTCATCGATGGTCGCGACCGTGCAGGGGTTGTTCAATCCGCAAGCCAAGATCAGCGAGTATATCGATAGCGGTATGATCGCACGCGAGTTCGGCGGCCTCGATTGGTGGGAAGACCAGAATATTCCGGTGTTCACCACTGGGGCCGGCGGCAACGGTGCCGCGAACTCGGCGATTCTGACTACGCCGATCGCGGGTACGGCGTTCCTTACCACCGGCTGGGCGCAGTCCGGCACGGTATCAACGCAAGGCTGGCAGAACAGCACCGCGGTGGTCAGTGTCGGTGATGTGATCCAGTTCGCTGGCGTCTATCCGGTCAATCCGCAGAACCGCTTGCAGTATGGAAAGACCTTGCGGCAATTCGTGGTGCTGCCACCGGGCGGCTTTGTCACTCCGGCGAACGGTGCAGCGGCACCAGGCTTGACTTACGGCGCTGCGACCCTGGCCGCGGGCACCTTCAATCCGATCACCGGTCTCTATACCTCCAGCGGCACCGGCACCCTGACGTTGACCATTGGGGACGCCGTCATCAGTGGCGGACAGTTCCAGAACGTGACGGTAGCGCCCGCAAGCGCCGCCATCATCACCTTGAACGGTTCCACCACCCCGGCAACGAATGGCGGCTTGGTGAGTCCGCAATCGCTGGTGTTCCACAAGTATGCGTATGCACTGGCGTTCGCGGACTTGCCGCTACCGCGTGGAGTGGAATACGCGGCGCGTGCCTATGACGATGAGGACGTGGGCATGAGCATTCGCTGTGTCACGCAATACACCATCAACAACGATTCTGAGCCCACGCGGGCGGATGTGTTGTATGGCCCGGCGAGTCTGTATCGCTCTCTCGGTCTCCGGGTTGCCGGTTAATAGGAGTAACGACTATGGCTAATATCAATCCGGGGCCGGCAACCACGTCAACCGCTGCAACGGTTGCAGTGCTGACCCCACAAAACATCTTGGGTTCCACCGTACCAGGGCAGGGCGGCAACGCCTTGCGCTTGCTGGCCGTGGGTCGCGCGGTGCCGCTGGGTGGTACCGGTGACGTGGCGGTGCTGCCCGTCATCAATGCTAGTTCGTGGTGCGTGGTGACGTTTGTGTTTACCAATGGCCTGATCTCGGGCGTGGCGGGTTCCGTTGCCGCCGCCTCGATTGGCGCATGGAGCGCGGCAGCGGGTACGGGGACGGCACTACGAACCGCGGGCGTGTTGACGGGTGTCAATGGCACGGTGGTGCTGGTGAACGCGGCGGCAGCGGCCGGCGCCGCTCTGGCCATTTCCACGCAAAACATCTACATCAACAACACCGTGGCGGTCGCCAACGGGACCTGTGACATGTTTGTTTATGGATACGACCTCTCGTAATCGACTGACGTAAACCGCTAGACCATCCCCCTTTTTGCGTCATGTCACTAGGGCCCTTCGGGGCCCTTTTTTTATAGGAGTTTTCCTCTATGCCATTGGGTCCGCAAATTGTCACCTATGGGAACGTACAAAGTACCTTTGTACTCACCATCTCTATAACGCCCGTCGCCACCGCAGCCGCCACTACGCTTGAACAAACGTTCACGATACCGGGACTGCAAGCGGGAGACCAAGTATCCGCCATCAATGCGCTCTTTGCGTTTTCTAGTTTGGTGGATGTGGTCAACGCCAGGGTGAGCGCGAACAACACACTAGCACTCGCGTTCTCCAACAATACCGCCGGCTCCCTGACTTACCCGGCCGGCTCGTTTTATTTAGAAGTCAATCGGCCGGTGCCAGGCTTACCGATGACGGTCATTCAATAATGGAAACGTGGGCGTTTAATCCGCTGTATTCCAATTCCGGGCTGCAGGGCTCGCCAGTCGGTACCTTAGTCGCGTCCGTCACGATCGCGGCAACAACCGCCGCCGCTGCCGGACTACTGCCGGGCCCCAACACCGGGCCAAAGCAAATCGAGTTCACCAACCAAACCGGTGCATGGGCGTATATCAATCTAGGCATTGCGGGGTCCGTGACCGCCGCGACGGTGGCTAGCGGCTATCCACTCGCACCCGGTGCGGACAAGGTGATTACGATCGCCGATGAAGTCACCGGATGGTCGGTGATCCTGGCCGCTGGCGCTACCGCTGGGTCCGTGACCGCCACGCGCGGCAACGGGATTTGACATGCTCAAATCCTTAGGCGTATCGGCCGGCGCCATCGCTGCCGCTGGCGGTCTTACCTTGGCATCGCTTGCGACCGGCGCCACACAAACCACCGTTGCCAGTCCTGGCGCTGCGCTCACGACAGCAACGCCCATCAATGTCACCAGCAAATCTTTCACCGCTGGCACCTATCTGATGTGGGGCATTGTGGACTTCGCACTGACCGCAGCCACCACCACAGAGTTTCGGATGGGTCTATCCGTGGTCTCGGCAACGCTGCCGACACAAGCGGGCGGCGCCGGCATCGGTTCCGATGCACTCGCGATCCTGCCACTCGTCACCACGACATTGACTGACACCTTAACCGATCAGGCGGGCCCGACCATCGTAACGCTCGGCAGTACCACCACCGTATTCCTGGTAGCGCAAGCCACCTTTAGCGCCGGCACCATGACAGCCTATGGAACGCTGACCGCGTTACTGATTTAAACGGATCAACTATGGCAAATATTAATCCCGGTCCAGCAGCCACCAGCACCGTTAATCAAGCGGCGCAAATAGTTTCTAATCCGCTTTCAGGTCTCTACACGATTGCCACGTTGCCGAGTTTGCCGGCTGGCAATATTGGCGTCACCGCATACACCAGCGATGGCGGACTATGGGTGTGGAACGGAACGTCTTGGATGCAGGTTTCGCCGATCGTCACCGGCACCGGTATCAGTAACTTTAATGCGCAGAACACCCGTAAATTATTGGCCGCGCGCGCGCGCGTGGTTTCGAATAGCGGCCTTGCGCGCGTCGCCTATATTGGCGATTCCAATACCGCGGGCGCGTGGTCGACGGGCAACGGCCTAGCCTCTAATGCAATCTCTGGCTCCCCGCCCGTGCGCATTGCCAAGACCGTCACCGGCAATGATGGTCTCACTGCGATCTCTGATAGCTGGTTCGGCGCCGCGGGACTTGTTACCCAAGCGAATTACAACGCCTACAACAGCAAGGTGGTAGCGGCGGGTTCATGGAACCCGAATAACTTCTTTACGCTCCCTGGCGGCTTTGCCATGCTCGCCAACACGGTGTCGAATTTCGCGTTTACGCCGACCTCTGCATTCGACACCATCGATATCTACACCATGAACGTGGCGGCCGGCGGTAGCTTCACGGTGAACGTCGATGGCGGCGCGACCTTGGCCACCATCACAACCGTTGCCGCGAATGTCTACACTAAAAACACGGTCGCTTGCACTCTCGGCACGCACACCATTAATTGCGCGACGACCTCCACAAGTAGTACGTGGCTCTGCGGCATGGCAGTACACAACTCGACCGCCGCCGCCTTGGAAATGTACAACATGGGCATCAGCGGCATTACCGCCGCCACCTACAATGTTGCCGGCATGGCCGCCGCACTCGCGACAATCGCGCCGCACGTGACCCTCATCAACATCACGACCAACGACATTAACACCACGCCCACGTCCATCGCAGCCTATACGGCGAATATCCAGGCACTCATCACCGCAGCTCTCGCCACCGGCGATTGCATCTTGATGATCGCTATCCCCGCGAGCGGCGCGAATTGGAACAATGGTGTCAATTTGACCTATCAAGCAGCGGTCTATGCACTCGCGGCCAGCAACAATATTCCGATCCTTGATCTTACGCAGCGCTGGGTGTCCTACGCGGTCACGAATCCGATCATGCCGTACGGCGATATATTGCACCCTGGCCCGGCCGGCTACGCCGACATTGCCGCCGCCATGACGATATTTTTCCAGTAAATGGCCACCACGGCGCTAGACATCATCACTGGCGCGTTACTCAATATCAACAGCTATTCCCCCGGCGAAACGCTGAACAATGCCGACGCCACTACGGCATTGAATGTGCTCAATGATTTACTAGAGTCGCTCTCGACCGATCAGTGTTTTGTTTATACGCAAGCGGAGACCATCTTTCCGTGGGTCGCCGGGCAGTATCAGTATAGCGTCGGCAATCCGGTAAGCCCGACTACGTTTGTCGGCGCCGTCACGGGCGCAAGTAATGTCATCACTGGCATTACCGCGATACCGAGTGACTTAGCGCTGGGCGCCACCATCACCGATGGCCAAGCGGTCTTGACTGCGGGTACCGCACTTAACCCCTTGCCGGTGACGGTGACCGGGATCGGCGCCAGCACCGTGACGCTATCCTCGCCGGCCACTGCAACGCCCGCCATCAATCCGGACACCATCAACTATACGGTGCCGGGCAATATTCCGATGCAACGCCCGTTGCGCTTTCGCGATGGCTTCACGCGCGCCAATACCTCTGGAATTTCGAACCTCGACTATTCGTTCCAGATGATTTCCTTTGATCGGTACAAAGAGGAACTCTTAAAGAACGTGCAAGGTCCGTGGCCCTATGTGGCGGCGTATCAGCCCACGTTCCCCTATGGCACGCTCTATGTGTACCCGGCGCCTGGCAGCAATTACACCGCGCATCTCTTTACCGATTTAATTATCAGCGATTTCGCCGCGACCACCACCGCGTACAGCATGCCGCAAGGGTACTCGCGGGCGCTTAAGAAATTGCTGGCCCTGGAGCTTGCGCCGAACTACGGCAAGGCGCCGTCACCGCTACTGATGAGCCAGGCCAAGGAGGCCAAGGAACTCATCAAGTCGGTGAACGATACGCCAGTGGTGACCTTGCGCTTTGATAGCGCGATTGCGTCGGCACAAGTTAATGACGCCGGCTGGATCATTCGCGGCGGCTTCGTATAGTGTTCCGCGGCGGCGATTTCGGTTTCGTCGGCGATAGCTATCAAGCGCCGATGGTGCTGCAGGATGCACAGGACACCATCAATTTTTATCTGGAGAAGGACCCGAAAGAATCTCCCAAGATGCCGAACGCCTTATTGGGTGCGCCAGGGCTGAATCCCTTAGCATCGACGCAGACCGGCCAGGTGCGCGGCGCGTGGGTGTTGCCTGGCAGCACCGCCGCGTTAGTGGTGACCGGCAACATGTTGTATCTGGTGACGATCACGGTACCGGCCACGCAAACGTCGCTGCCGCAGTATGCGACAACCGCTGTCGGGACGTTGCTCACCAACTCCGGCCCGGTGGTGATGCGCGATAACGGTGTATTGACCAATGGCCAGGGCGGCTATTGCCTGATCGTTGACGGCCAATATGGCTATTATTACTTGCTGTCGGGCGTGCCCTACGTCAATACCTTTACCGGGAGCTTGAGCGGCACCAGTAATGTGATTACCTTGCCGGGCGTATTGCCGGTGGGCTTGATCGTAGCGAATACCCCGACCTTAACCGACACCGGCGGTGTGATCCCCGGCGGTACGTTCATAGTCTCGGTCGACACCGTCGCCTTGACCATCACCATGTCCGCGGCGGCTAGCGGGAATTTTCCTAGCGACACCGTGAGCCTGCATATTCCGGTGTTCGGGCGCATCACTGATCCCGGATTTTTGGGCGCCAATCGCATTCTATTTATTGAAGGCTGGCTCATGTTGAATCAGCCTGGCACGCGCACCTTCTACACCACCGGGCCTACGCCATATTCAATGCTCTTTCCTGGCGCGTTCTTTGCGCTGAAAGACTCCAGTACCGATAACCTCATTACGCTGATGGAGAACAACCGTGAAGCGTGGCTCATCGGGGAGCGCACCTCTGAAGTCTGGTTCAATGCAGGCGGTACTAATTTTGCATTTCAACGATTACCGGGGGTGGGTCCTCAGATTGGATGCGCAGCCGTGCATTCCATATCACGGGGCGGGGCTCAATTGGTCTGGCTCGCACGCAACGAACAAGGCCAGAACGTGGTTGTCTGTACCAGTCAATATAGCTGGAAACGACTTAGCAACCACGCCATAGAACATGCGATCTCGCAATACCCGGTGGTCTCGGATGCCATTGGCTATTGCTACGAAGAAGAGGGCCACCTCTTCTATATGCTCACCTTCCCGACCGCGGACGTGACTTGGTGCTATGACTTTGTCAGTGAGACATGGGCCAAGCGCTTGTCATTCGATCCGGTCGCCGGGGTCTATCATCGGCACCGCTCCAATTGCTTCATGGACTTCGGCGACGTGCGCATGGTGGGCGATTACACCACCGGGCAATTGCACCAGATGTCGCGCGCGTTCTACACCGATGCCGGCAACCCGTTACGGGCACTGCGCCGTACCCCGCACCTGTGGGGCAAAGAGAACCGCGAACGCTTGTTCTTTGCGCAACTGCAAATTGAATTTACCCCCGGTGTGGGCTTACAGACGGGCCAGGGCACTAACCCCCAAGTCATGTTGCGCTGGAGCGATGACGGCGCCTTTAGCTGGAGCAATGAACACTGGACCTCGATCGGCGCCGCCGGCCAGACCAAAAACCGCGCCATCTGGCGCCAGCTGGGCCAGGCGCGTGATCGGGTGTGGGAAGCGGTGATTAGTGACCCGGTGCCGCGCGACATCATCGGCGCCACCCTCTACGCGGAGACTACCGAATAATGGCTCAGTTTCGCATCGTGCCGAGTTATGAGACACAGCTTTCGCCCGGCAATCACAATGATTCGGTCTGGTATCGGTATTTCCAGCAGAACGAATTAGGCACACCGCCCAGCAGCGAAATGGTGCTAGCGGTGGCGGCATCCCCCTTTAGCTATGCCTATCCGTCGAAAGGTTTCCTGATTGTCTCGGGCGGTACGGTCTCGGTCATCATGTTCTCACGCACTCCGGGAACCTTCTATCTCACCGGGCAAATCGCGGGCGTATTCCCTGGCGCACAGAATGACGTGCTCAAGATCACCTATAGCGTCAAGCCGGCCGTGGTGTTCATTCCGACATGAACCTGCCCGCGACATTGAACACCTTGGAAGGCGTGATGCAGGGACTACCGCAAGTCGCGTGCGATGTCGTGCACGCCTTTGCGCCCGGCATCTACATCCGGCAAGTCACCTTGCGCGCCGGCTCCTTTGTGATGGGGCACCACCACCGGCAAGCGCACTTGAACATCATGGTTAAGGGTCATCTCACCCTTTTTGCCACCGATGGCACGCGCTCAGAACTCTATGCGCCGGTCATCTGCGTAGCGGAACCAGGCCGCAAGGTGGCCTATGTGCATGAAGACACGCTATGGCTGAACCTCTACGCCACCACGGAAACCGATGTCGAAAAATTGGAAGCGACCTACTTGGAGATCACCGAGGGCTGGCAGTCTGTACATGATGCATTCCACATGAATCGCGACGCGGACCGGGAGGACTTCGATAACTTTCTCTGGGAAACCGGCTTATCTGCGGAATCGGTGCGCATCGAATCAGAAAACACCGTGGATCAGATGCCGTTCCCGCAAGGTGCGTACAAGTGCAAGGTGGGCCCGTCTGACATTCAAGGTAAAGGCTTGCTCGCCTGTGCTGACATCGCGGGCGCCGAGATCATTGCGCCTGCCAGGCTTGATGGCAAGCGCACCCCGGCCGGCCGCTATACCAATCACGCCAAAGTCCCTAATGCGCAGATGATCGCGCACGCGAACGGCGATATCTTTCTCATGTCGGTGAAGCCGATCGGCGGCAGTTTGGGCGGCCAGGCCGGCGAGGAAATCACCGTCAACTATCGCCAAGCGCTCACCTTGAATCAGCTGGTAACCCAATGAGCGCGGTAGCGGCGGGAATCATCGCCGGGGGCGCGGTCTTAAGCGCCGGCATCTCGGCGTATTCATCGGGGCAGGCGGCCAACAAACAGGCGCAGTCGGCGCAGAACTCCCTGAACCTGCAACAAGGCATGTACGACCAAACGGTGGGCTATGAAGCGCCGTACCGTGACGCGGGCACGGGCGCCACCTCGCAATTGAATTACTTGCTTGGTACCGGCACACCGGGAGCTGGCAACACCGCGGCGTCAAGCCCTGCCGGTGGTTTCGGTTCCCTGAATGCGCCGTTTACCGGCGACATGATGAAGCAGTACAGCCCCGCGTATCAGTTCCAGATGCAGCAAGGGCAACAGAATGTATTGAACCAGACTGCGGGACAGTCCGGCGCACTGTCGGGGGCGGCTTTGAAGGATCTCACTAGTTTCAATCAAGGCTACGCCAATACCGCCTTTAATAACGCGTTCTCGCAATATCAAACGCAGCAATCGAACACCTTCAACCGCCTGGCTGGCATTGCGCAGCTGGGCCAAGCCGCATCCTCCAATCAAGCGAGTGGTGCGAGTAACTTTGGCTCTAGCATCGGCAGTGCCGCGCAGAATATCGGCACCGCACAGGCCGGCGGCATCGTGGGCGCATCGAATGCCATCACCGGCGGCATCAATTCTGCAACGCCGTGGCTCTATGCCGGCGGTGGTGGTAGCGGTGGCTGGAACTTTGGTAATTCCGATACTACTGATATGAGTGGCTTTGCCACCGGTGGCGGATAGTGGCTGACGGTTATCAAGCGGTCGCGCTCGGCATCAAGCCGCAAGATCCTAGCCAGACATTTGACAGTCTCAACAGTATTTTAGGTCTGCAGCAAAAACGCCAGGGCTTGCAGATCCAGGCACAACAGCTGCAGCAAGAACAACTCAAAACGCAGCAGCAGCAAGGGGTGCAGGACTTTTTCAAGTCCTTTGACCCGACTGACCATATCGGCGCCGATGGCACCACTGATGTCAACAGCGTGCATACCAGCGACACCTATAAGAATGCCGGCAACGCCAAGCCGCTGATTGACCAAACGTTGGGCCAGATCAAACAGCAGCAATTGACCGCCAAGCAAAGCCTGCAGTCGTTGAATGACGACGCGCTAGGTCTATATACCCGCGGCATGAACACGCTGCAGAACGATGACGACGTGAAAAAAGACAACGCGGCTGGGCGTGCCAAAGTCGATCAATTGCACCAATCTATCGCCGCAATGAGTCCGGACATGGCACGCGTCGCCGGCACCTTTGGCCCGGTCACGCAACACGCCAAACAGGGCGATTTGTCCAAGGCAGTGGGCGCGGTGGGCTTAATGGGCGCGGATGTGATCGGGCAACGCGGACAGCAGAATCCGCAGCAGACCAGCAACGCGCAACAACAGATTCTTAATCGCGACGTCGGCACCGGAGCGCTATCCGCTCCCCCTGGTGGTACTGCTCCTAGTGGTGGTCCCGGTGGGCCATTGAATCCTACATCCTCGGTGGTTGCCGGCAACACGGCCCGCACCACGGCGGTTGCCGGTAGTGATATCGATCGGGCTAATGAAATCAGCGCCAAGATTCAGCCATCGCAAGCGGCCATCGGCATTACGCAGCGGGTAGATGATCTCGCCAATCAAATTAGCTCCGGCAAGTTCGCCAAGTGGGTCATGGATAAGGCGGCTGCCGCTGGTAACCAAGACCCGGCCATCACCGCACGACAATTGCTTGAGAAAGACTTGGGGCAAGTCAAATCGGCCGCGACGGCATCCGCTGCAACGGATAAAAAAATGGACACGATTTTGGCCGGCTATCCAGAAGCCACATCGACATCAGACACCATCCACGGTGCCATGGACTATATCCGCGGTTCATTCCGGCAAAATGTGGCGCGCGGGGAACTGTTGAATAAGTACCGGGACAAAAAGCCGAACTTAGAAGGCTTTCAGCATGCCGACGACGTATTGACCGGCCACACGGAACCGCTTATGCATGAATTCAATGCGCTGAAGACTCGACAAGAACGTGTCGATTTTTACAAGCGCAATTTCCATGAGCGCGGGCAAGCGGAAGCCTTCACAAACCGCGTTAGTGCCATGGGTGATATGAATGTCCTTAGCCGCTGATCCGGAATTAGATGAGGCGTTCGGGCCGGCTACCGCAGCACCATCGGCGCCCACATCGCTCGATTCTGAACTAGACGCTGCATTCGGGCCACCGCCAGCGCGGGCCGCAGTCGCGAACAAGCCAACGAGTCCTTACGCCGATCGCCCGGTAATCAGTGATGCAGTAGACAACCAATTGCATGAGCTTGGTAGCGGGATGTTGCACGGCGTGGTTGGTGGGTATAAGGGTCTCGTTACGCTTGCCACTAGTCGCGATCCGGACAAAGCCGCCGCAGCGGTTGAGGCGGAAACGGCGAAGGCCTACCACGCGCCGGTATCGCCTTACGTCTCTACGATGGCGCCCGCGGCGCGCAAGGCGTGGGAGTCCGGCACACAGCTGCCGGCCGCTACGGAATTGGGCGATATCGCGGAACGTCACGGCGCATCCCCTGCCTTGAGCACCGGTCTTGCAGTGTTGCCGGCAGCGGCAGCGGCATCCCTTGGTGCGCCGCGTGGCGGCTTGGGCGAAGCGCCGAAACTGACCCCGACCGGCGCACCGGAAGCGCAAGCGGTAGTGAATAAGGCCAGCGAATCGCAATCGATGGGCGCCGCTGGTACGCCTATTGATGTATCGGAGGCGTCACCGCAGGGGAAGGCTGCCATTGCGGCAGCGGACCCGGCGAAGTTGGATTCCGCGGCATTGCAAAATCATTTGGAAGCGGAACGCCATGGCGTTCAATTATCGCGCGGGCAGGCGAATCGCGACCCGGTACAGTATTCGAACGAACAAAATTCGACACTTGGCGCTAAACAACTTGCTGCACAAGAGGATCAATTGGTTAATGGGATAGATGACATTCGCCGTGACGCCTCACCATCAACGGTCCACAACAACGTCATCCAAAACGGGCAAACGGTTGTTGATTCGTTGAAAGCCTACGACGAACCGGTGCAAGCGAACATCCGCGCCAAATACAAGGCATTAGAGGATGCAAACGGCGGCAGCCTACCAATTGACACCGGTAGTTTTGTTTCCAATGTCGACGCCATTTTAAAAAAGCGCTTCCTTACTGGGTCTGTTCCCGCTGCCGGCAAAGAGTTACTTGATAGTTTGCGCGCCGGTGAGCCGTTGGACTTCGAAGGCTTTGAAGAGGCGCGAAGCCGCTTGGCGGAAGCGCAGCGGAACGGCGGTAGCGAGGGGACTGCGGCGAAGGCCATACGCGCGCAGCTTGAACAAATGCCACTGGCACCGGAAGCCGCAAAACTTAAGGGCCTGGCTGACGAAGCGCGCGGCGCTGCCCGTAGTCGCTTCGAAGAATTGGAAGCTGATCCCGCCTATCAAGCCGCGGTTGACGATGTTGCCGGTGGCATCAAAAAGGGCCAATCGTCACCGCTGGCTGACAAGTTCCTAGATAGCCATGCGCTCGGCAATGCACCTAAATCGCAGGTTGATCTAATGATGTCGAAACTAGACGACGAAGGCCGCGGTGCAGTGGCCTCGCATACCTTGAACGCTATCCGGAAGAGTGGCGTTAACTCTACGGGCAAGGTGGTGCCGAAAGGGTATAGCGATGCACTGGCGAAATACGGGCCTAAACTAGATTCATTGGTAGCCCCAGAGACGCGCCAGGGGCTAGAAGAAATGGGCCATGTGATTAATAACGCCAAAGTGGCGCCGCCCGGCAATTTCGTCAATTACTCTAAATCTGGCGTCATCATGAACGCTGCGCAACATGCCGGAGAAGCGGCAATCAATGCCAAAACGTTAGGGATCGGTGTGCCCTTTATCAAGGGAGCACTAGAGCGAAAATTTATCGATGACGCATGGTCACCGTACGCTGGAATCGAAAAGCGCTAATCCTTTTTTTCGATACCGGCATAGGGTGCCCAAGCATCCTCAATAAATTCTTTCGTGCCTGGCCGCAGCTTGCGGTTCTCGCGATCCGTGCGAATGCCGTCTTTGACAATCAGATAGACCACCAGCGCACCAAACAGAATGTAAGGAATCATCGGCCGCGTCCCAAGTGAAAGGACTTGCAGAGCATGGTGATGGCGCCCACGCACACACCGGCATTCAACAGCGCTACTAACAGCACAAGGATTTCCATTAGGCCTCCATGACAACGACGGTTCTCGCTCCCTATCTCACATCCCAGTTCTTCGGCAATAACGGCGCGTTTTTGAGTGGCGGCCAGATATTCACCTACCAGGCCGGCACCGTCACGCCGATCGCCACCTATACAGATAGCACGGGCGGCACGCCCAACACAAACCCCATTGTACTTAATGCGCGCGGGGAGTGCTCAATTTGGGTTAATCCAAACACTGCATATAAGTTTGTGCTGCAGGACAGCAGCGGGAACACCATATGGACCCGCGATCAGGTCATACAAAGCCAGCTAATCACGCTTTACGGTGGCGTCGACACCGGCGGCGTGAATGCCTACATCCTGAATTTTGCGGCGCCCTATACCAGCTACGTTGACGGTACGGTGATTTATTGGATACCGGCCAACACCAACACCGGTCCATCCACCATCAATGTGAATGGACTTGGTGTAGTGAATCTCGTGAATCAGGGCGGGAGCGCACTCACAGCCGGCCAGATTTTCGCCAATCAAATCGCCGTCATCATGTACAAGGGCGGCTCGTTCTATTTGGTGTCTTCCGGGTATTCGAGCGCAGCCGCACAGACACTATTCATTGCCAATCGCTCTGTTGGTGCAGGCGCGCAAGCGCTCGCCGGCAATTCCACTACGACGGTGATATTCGATAATACATCCATCAATCGCGGCACGAATTACAACACTGCCACAGGATTATTTACTGCGGCCATCGCCGGAATTTATACCTTCACCGCAACGCTGGTTGTTACCAGTAGCGGCGCCGCGAGCGGTTACGGTCCGTATTATTTCAGCAAGAATCTTGCCTCCACCACTGGCAATTATTGGCCGCTGAACGGGCTTATTCAAGGTTCGCTCTCGGGATCTACCCCCGCCAGTGTTCAACAAGGCATATTCGGCGCAACCGCTAATTTCTCTATGAATAGCGGCGACACGATGAGCATTCGTTGCCAGATGCCAAACCCCGGCGGCGGCTTTACGGTGGCGGGCGATGGCAAATCGTCGCAATTCTCCGGATATCAAAGCGGATGACCGCGCAGCTTAGCCCGCAGCCACTATTTCAAGCCTTTGCAACGAATGGACAATTTTTGGTCGGCGGCAAGCTCTTTACTTATGCCGCCGGCACGACAACACCGCAAGCCACCTACATCGATTCGACGCAGACCACGCCCAACACCAACCCGGTCATTTTGAATGCGATGGGCCAGGCGAATGTATGGCTTGATCCGACCAAAACTTATAAATTCGTGTTGCAAGATGCGAGCGGCAATCCGCTATGGACCGTTGACAATGTGCCGGCGCCATTTAATGTGCCGGCTCTCTCTGGGAGCTTGATCCCCACAGTCACCAACACCTACAACATTGGCAGCCCATCATTCACATGGGCCAATGGCTACTTCGGCACCTCGGTCCTCATTAATGGCGTCCCGGCGATTGCCTATCCGCAGACCGATTCAGAATTGTTCGCGAGTGTTACGCCGACTAACTACACGATCGCGCCGTACAACGTCTTGCGCTATGGCAATAATACGGTCCCTGGTACTACGGATATGACGGCAGCATTCCAGGCAGCGCTCAATAGCGTGAGCTATATCGTTTCACCGACGACAATAACGCAATGTCTGGCGCAGGGCGGTCAAGTCTATGTCCCGCGTGGGCGTTATCTCACAACTTCGACGTTGTACCGAAATTCTAACGTACACATCGTTGGAGAGGATTGCGGACCAATCCAGGAAAGCCCGCTGCAAATCACAGGGCTAGTCGGTTGCGCGATGATCCTCTATAAGAGCGCGACGCAACAATCTATCGCCATCGACGGCGCGGGGTTTTGGCTGCAGGCACAAACGACTTACACCGGAACGGCTTCTGCCGGCGGCGCACAGACAATTACGATCACCACCGGGCTGACCATTGCGGCGAGCGCCATTTACATTCAGATCACGAGTGGCACGGGCGCAGGTCAAAAGAGACCGATTCAGACTTATAACAGCGGTACGGGTGTTTTCACCGTGGGCTGGCCATGGGTGACGCCACCTGATGCGACTAGTGTGTGGTCTATCCCTGGTCATGCGATCGGCGACCGCTTTACGCAGCTCATTTCAGGGACAGAAAATGAATCGCTGAATTTGGGTGCATTCAGCTATTCGAACGGCGGCCAACTCAAAAACCTGGCGATTGTCAGTATTTCAAGTGGTGGCACTTATCCAGGCGGCCACTATATGGGCATGCGGGACATGTCCAATTTTGAAACGAACGCTGCGCAAAACTTACTAATCGCCGGTTTTCAGGTCAGCTTAGAATCGACTGGCTGCGGATACGCCACCTATGAAAACATTACTTCTGTTGCGCAATTAATAGGGTTTGGCTGGTGTCAAGGCGATCATCTGACGCGAATCCAGTGCGTTGACTTTGGTGTGCAAGCAACGCCAAGCCCGTTGACTGTACTCAATAGCCCTTGGTTCGTCTCTTATCAATCAAGCTCGGGGCTCGATCCGAACGGCAACTTTTGGACTGCCCATTACGCATTCCAGGAAATAGGCGTCTACATTACTTGTGATGGAGAGGGAGGAGATAGAAGCTACTACAATCAACAATCTACCAGTTCACTGTACTTAGACTGCCACATGGAGCGGATGAACCAATACGGAATGTGGGTCTCTAACGGGTTAGTTACTTGGATTGGCGGTGACTGGTTCCCAACCTTGGCGGTTGCAGGTTTTACGGGAGCTACTTGTAACTTGACGATTGATGGGCTTGCGGTATCGGGGTCCAACTACAATGCTGGAGCTAGAACGATCGGGCAATTCCCGAATACTTTCGGTGGCCGGGTTACTGTTAGAAATACACCCCCCTTAGTTCTCGATGCTAATCCGGTCGCCGGGCAATTGACGGTCTGGGACGCATTCCCGAAAAGCATTGCGATAAGCACTCTCAATACTGTAGGCGCCGCCACCCTCACGGCTGGCGCGCTCTACGGTGGCGCCATTATCCGCGGTGGTGCTCAAGTAGGAGCCTTTTCAGACACTCTGGATACGGCCGCGCACATTATCGCCCAGTTCATCCCGGTGCCTATTGTCGGCTCTACAGCCCAATGCACGATCTACAACACCACTACGCAAGTCCAAACCCTGCTTGCTGGTACCGGTATTACGTTCCAAACCGGCACGCTGACCATTGCGGCCGCATCCTCAAGAACGCTGACGATGAGTATCGGAAATATCGGAACGCCCGCGGTGAATATTGTCGGATAGGAGTCCCAATGTCCAAACTCGCACACTTGATCGCACAAGAAGAAGGCTACGGAATTCCTGGCGCACTGCCGACGCGCGATAACAACCCCGGCGATTTGCGTCACTCGCCGCATAGTTTCCACACCGGCGACCCCAATGCGATCGGCCAGATACCGACCCCAGAAGAAGGCTGGGCTGATCTTGAACGACAGCTGAAGCTATTCGCAGAGCGCGGCTTGACACTGCAAGAAGCCATCTATGAGTTTGCGCCGGAGAATGAAAACAATAGCGCGGCCTATCTGGATTTTGTGTGCCATGGCTTGGGCTGCGGCGCCGATACGTTAGTGAAAGACGCATTACTCATCCCAATGGAGACACCAACATGACGGACGAATTGAAAGCGGAAGAAGAGAAGGTAAAAACGATTTTATCAGCCATGAACGCGGACGCCAGTAAGGCCACATTCTGGGCGAGCGCGCACAGTGTATGGCTGATCGGCTTTGGCGCCTTTGTGCTCGGCGTAATGGTTGGTCATTGGGTGCATCTATGAATCCGCATATGACCTGGCATCTGTTTTTCTTAATCCTGGCGCTAGTGCTCGGGGTTCTCGCCATCCCGCCGATTGCGTCGCGCTACAATCTGTTCGCGGCATCGTGGACCGCATTTCTGATAGCACAGTTCTTCACGTAAATGAACTTTAGCGCCACCGCTAAGACTGTGCTCGCCACGGTGGCGCCATTATTGGGTACCGCGATCGGCGGCCCCTTCGGTGGGCTCGCCGGTACACTCTTAGCCAAGGCGCTTGGCACCACCGACCCCAAGGCCATGGAGGCGGCGATTACGTCGACTGATCCGGATATCCTCTTGAAGCTTAAGCAAGCGGATAACGACTTCAGCGCACAGATGAAAGCGCTGGATATCTCCGAGGAGAAGCTACACACCGATGACACCGCGAACGCCCGCGCGCGCGAAGTGCAGGTGCATGACTCCACCCCGCACATCCTGGCTTACCTCATCACGTTCGGATTTTTTAGCGTCTTGGGTTGGCTCTTATGGAAGGGGAAGCCAGAGCAAGGCGGCGACGTAATGTTGGTGTTAGTGGGTTCGCTCGCCACCGCGTGGACCGGCATCGTGGCTTACTACTTTGGGTCGAGTGCGGGGAGCGCGGATAAAAGCGCGGCCATCAATAAATTTATGACCAATGGAAAAACATGACTTCGAATCGACCACGGCAGTGCTCAAGCGCCGCGCGCCAGGGCTGGCGTGGTTACCGGCGGTATTCCGTGAGCGGCTTACACCGGCCGCGCTGTGGGGTGCAATCGTGGCAACGGCCGGCATGCTGGTGCTAGCCGTCACCGCGTGGGTGAGCACGCAAAAGAACATGGAACACCTTCAGGAATTATCGGTTCATGCTCAAGCGCACGAACAAAAGACCGATGAACTGTTGCAGCAATTGGTGACCGGGCAAGCGGTCATGAATGCCACTATGGGCGAGTTCAAAGCCGAACAGGACCGGCAGCGCCAGTGGCGTGACCGGATCGAACAGGAAGCGGATAGCCCACCCCATGCGAGGCGGCGCAAATGATGAACGAAACCGACCGGCTACTAGTCGCCAAAATCACCGGTATTCAAGTGACGATTAAGGGGCTGATGCTGCAGGTGGAAGGTTGGCGCGTCCACACCTCATCGATGGGCGATTTTATCCTCCATGAGATCGAAGAACTCGAAAAGACCGTCGTAGAATTGAAGTCTACGCTTCAAGGTAATGGGAATGGTCCGTCGGTAAAGCCCAGAACCCCGTAGCCATCAATCGTCACGATGTAGGTATGCTCCCAGCCGATGCGCGTATCGGGCGACATCGAATAGCTTGAGATATGCACTTGCCGCGGATCGAACTTAAAATTATTGAGCGGCGGATCTTTGAAGATATTCCCGATGTGATCCAGTAGTTGCGCGTAGTTCGCAATCTCGACGCACGTTTCCATCGATTCATCCAAGCCGCCGCGATGCTCCCTGAACTTCATATATTCCCCTCCTTAGGCTCCGCGCCGTGCACGTCGACCACCGTCACGGTGATCCCCTCCCCAATCATCAGCGTTTCACCAATTCGCCTGGTTAGTATCAACACGCGACCTCCTTGCCGAAATTCTTACATTTTACCTTCCAATGTGGCAAGAACCAACAACGCGGTTAAGTGTACTGGGTCCTGGTTGTCACACTTCGCCCGAACCCCCCTCAATAAGCCAATGCATGCATGGACCTTGCGTATCAAATTGACGCCGTTCTCTGGCGTTTTTGCTTGCGCGATCCGATCCGCGACTTTCACATAGTAGTTTTTTTTATGGCTTCTTTTCTGGGGTGGGGCTGGCGGCTTGGGTCGTAGGTGGGTTGGCGCTTTGCCGCTAAATTGCTTATTCCTCACCCACCCCGAAAGCACCGAACTTCCCACGGCAATCTCTGCAGCTACTTTAGATTGTGATTCACCGGCCAGCACCCGCGCCACTGCGGCCCGCTTGAACTCATCAGGAAAGTATCTAATCTTTCTTTCTTTAGGGTTGTCGCGCTCATCTTTCCACCGCTTCAGCATCGTTGGAACAATGCCGAGATCCTTAGCGATCTCGAAAGGCCGTTCGTTGACTAACCGCGCCAGGGCGGCATTGCGAAATTCGTCCGAGTATCGCGCAACGCGGCGCTTTGCTTTGGCCATTTACTTGACTCCATTCTTTTTGATCTCTTTGGCTTGTTTGCGCAGCTGCGTTGCGCTCACAAAGGGCTTGACGATCGGCACCGCGCGCAAGTTCCCTGGCTCCCTTGCTACGACCTCCATGCGCATGTCGTAGATATGGAGTTTGCGGCGGCGGTTCATGATTTCCGCATTAGAGCGTTTGGCCCAGCGGCCGAAGGATGACCGGCAACCGCTGCAGGTCTTTAATTGAGAGCGTGGCGCTAGTTCGTTTTCTTCGCACAGTACACAGATAGCCATTGGGGGGGGTCTCCTTCCGCTAGTTGTATAGTTTAGTGATCTTACTCCCTGATTTAAGCTCTTGAAAAGCTAGCTAAACTTTGGCGCGCGGTTGCGTATGTTGATCGATGGCGCTTAAGGGCGCTTAAAGTGTTACCAGCCTGTTACCAGCACGTGTAACTCACTGATTCATAAGCCTGATAAATCATTGCGTATCATGGGGGATCTTCTGCTATACTACTAATCGTGTCGAATCATGTAGTTACAGAATCACGATACGCTAGGAAAATAGGCTTATTTACACGATGAAACACGAAGCAGCATTACCCGTCATCAACGCAACTGTTACCAGTTTGTTACCAGAAAATTTTGGTAACACTTAGAAAGGAAACCCCATGAAAACCAGTATTAAAAAACAATCTCAGGCGGCATTAGCAATGGGTCCCCGCTGCGGGGACCATATTCAACTTCGCAATCAATGGGCTTGCGTCAGCATTACGCGAGACGATGTGGCAGGCCAACCGACCACATATGTTGTAGACGGTGACATTGCGGATGAGCGCGCAAGCGTCAAAGAATTTCCTACACTGACCAAAGCATTGACTTACGCCTGGCACTCATTAGCCGTGTATCAAAATGGACGGGTTGACTAATGGGCACCATCGTCAAACGCGGCACCAAACACCGCGCCGTCGTGCGCTTTGCCGGCAAAACACTCACCAAGACCTTCGATAAGGTGCGCGATGCGGATGCCTGGATCGCGGCCACCGAGACAGATATTCGCAAGGCAGTCTTTACCCCTGAGGGCTTCCGCAACGAACTCACCTTGAGCGAGATCCTTGTAAAGCACCGCAACGAAGTGCTGGCGCTGCGGCCGTATAAGGTGAACCTGCAGGCCTCCCTGATGTTCGCGCGCCAATTCGAGGGCGTGACCTTGAGCCAGATGACGCATGCGTGGTGGGTCAAAGCGGTGTCATCGTGGGCGGTCAAGCCGGTGAGCGCGCAACGCTATGTGCTCAACATCGTCTCGGCACTGCGCGCGGCGGAAGACCTCCAATGGGGGGTCAAGGTCGACTGGGCCAGCTACGATGCCGCCATGGCCGCCATGAAGCGGCAAGGCAAGCTCACCGAAGGTAAGCCGCGCGATCGGCGCGTCAGCGATGAAGAGATTGCGGCGATCAAGGCACAGATTACCGACTTGATTTTGCCGCTGGCGGACATCATTGACTTTGCATTGCTCACCACCATGCGGGTGGGGGAAATCGCGCGCATCACGTGGGCTGATCTTGACCAGCGGCGCAAAATGCAAATGATCCGCGACCGCAAAGACCCGAAACGCAAAGCCGGCAACGATCATGAGATTCCGTTGCTGGCCGGCGCGCTCGATATCATCAAGCGCCAGCCCCGCACCGATGCGCGGATTTTCCCATGGAATGCCGAGTCCATCGGCAAGGCGTTTGCGTTCATGGCGAAGCTTGCGCGCATCAAGGGCGTACACTTCCACGACTTGCGCCATGAGGGCATTACCCGACTGTTCGAACAAGGCTTCGCTATCGATGAGGTCGCGCTGGTCTCCGGCCATACGCAATGGGATACACTGCGGCGCTATACGCACATCAAGGGTGAGAGCTTGCACCAGGGACCGCGGCAAAGGCGGGCGGCATGAACAATCCCAAGATATCGGAACGGTTTGGCAGTGCGCGTAAGCCACGCCAGTACGTAAAGCCGGGTGAGACCTATAAGGAGGCACAGCGGCGTTGGCGCGCACGGTGGGATGACTATCGCGATGCCGTTATAATGTGTGAGTGCCTGTACCAGGCTAGCGTGTCACGGAAGAAACACATGTTCCGCGCATTCTATGGTTTGGAAATGCGCTATATCGTGGAACACTACTAACCTCTTTGCTGCCGCCTGGCCCGCTTCATCGGAGGCGGGCCTTCTTTTATCCGCCGCATGCCGGCGGCTTTTTTTTCATCAAAAAACGCCTTGAGCACATCCCGGTCAATCACGTGACGCTTGCCCAGCTTGTAGGTCTCGACCGGGAAACGCTTTTCTAGTATCGCATTCTTGATCGCGCCCGCGGTCATGCCGAACATGTGCGCAGCGTCGCGCACATCGATCCAAGATTCTTCGATGACGGTTTCCGCTTTGGCATTCACTTTAGTAGATCCTGATTTTTTGGTCGTCATTGGGTTGACACGTAATGGTTGAACGGCTGGCCTCAGTATTGCCACGCCGGCGCCAGTTCCATCCCTTGATGACCATGCGCATGCGGATCTCAAGCGGGAACTTGCTGATGCGTTCGGCATCGCGAATCAACGCGGTGCGAAGGATGTATTCTGGATCAGTGCGGCTCAATTCCTCGCCGGTGTAGAAGCCGCGCATAAATTTACTGGCTTGTTCCTGGTGCTTGCGGCCGAACATTTCATAGAGCGCGGTCCCGCAACCAAGGCTCATCGGTCGCGCCTCCTTCAGATACCCGCTCAAAGTCTCGGCGCATTGGAACATCGAGGGGTGGTCCTTCACATACTCGATGACATCCGTATTGCTCAAGCGATTGCCACGCCCGTGGATGGTCTGACGGTCCAGCCGCGAGCACCATTGCACCGCAGTCGATACCGCGCCGATCACGGTCCGCGTCTGGTCATGGAAATGCAGCGCCATCGCATCGGCACCGGTGCGCACGGCGCCCGTGTCAATGGTGCGAAACGCTTCAGGTGTAATGCCGTATACCACCAGCGTTTGTATGGGCTTGCCGGCTTCGATGATCGCGAACAGCCGGTGCTGTCCGTCCAGCACTTGCTCATCCTCGGCAATCACGATGGCCTGGCCGTTCACCTGCCAATTGCCGGCAAGGATCTCAGCCGCCAAGAATTCCACATGGCGCTTGCGCACCGGGCGGTTATTTTTGTTACAGCGTAGCCACTCGGTGGCAATGGTGGGCGTGATGGTCACCACCTCGGCAACGATATTTTTATCGCTGCCGTAAATCTTGGCAGCGTGCGGGAACTGAATGATTTTAGGTGTAGCCATCAGAATGGTATCCCATCGTCAAAATCTGGCGGGGGTGCTTTGGCAGCCGGTGCCGGCGGCTTGATCGGCGGCGGCGAGCGCGGCGCATCCCGATCAACGACCGTCTTGGACTTGAAGCGTAACGATAGATATTTGTAGCCGTGTTTATCCTGATTAATCCACGCGTCGATATAGAATGCCACCTTATTGATTTCGCATTCTCCGCGATAGTCGGCGCGCGTCTCAATGCCGTCTTTATTGTTCTTAAAGAGCGCACCGCGCATGTTGTTATCGAAACGTGGATCGCTCATGCGGCAGACTCCATGATCCGTTGATAGGCTAGGTCGACATCTGCAAGAAACTGGATCGCTGATTCCGCATAGGCTGCAATCTCGCAATCGCCGCGCTCTACCCGCACGCGCAATAGCTGCAGTTTCTTTGGCAACCGATCATCGAAGCTGATGAGATCGCAGAACGTGGCGCCGGAGATCCACAGGTTATGCCGCACTTGCGCGCGGTAATCGTTCAGCAAGTTTTCAGGATGCGCGCGGTAGGCTAAGTGTTGCGCGGTCATCGGGCATTTCAATTCCAAGATGCCAGAGAAATTCCCGATATCCCCATCGAGTGAGCAACCGGCCATATGGTCCTTACTCTGCAGGAACCCGGTCCGGCGCACCATCGCGCCCATGTCAGCCTCATACATGGCAAATGCCAAGGGCTCCAAGCCGATGCCGCGTTGCATGTCGGCATTGGCGAAGAACGTTTCGCGCGCCTCCCCGTTGATGCGCTCGCCAATCAGCTGCAGTAAATATTTCTCGCGGGTTTTGCTCGGCTCGCCGCTGCGGCCCTTCATCAGCACCACAGAGGCGCGTGAGCCGGTCAAGCGGCCGGCGCGTGCCGCGCGCCACTCCGGTGAGCGTTGCTCGCACTCGATCACTATGAACCCCATAGCACATACCATCCCCAACCACTCAGGTACATCGTGGTCAGAAACAAGATCAAATCCCACAGTCGAGAATTCCGAGTGACTTGGCGCGGGTATTGGTTCAACACGATATAGCTGAAATAACAGACGGCATCGAATGTCAGCAGCCAAAATGCGACCAGAGCATAAGACCTCATTGCTTATCCGCAAACGCAACAGCCCGTTGTTGCCACTCATCCACGTCACTGACATCCGGCCCAAAGAGCGCACCATAGGAGAGGCCAACCATATCGGTGACCAATGGGGTACCCACGGCGTCGGCAATCTCATAAGTCGCTTGATACTCATCGATGCGCGTCACCGTCACCACGTAGGTTTGATCCAGCACCGAATACCAAACGAGATCCGCGGGTATCTCGGTCTCGCCGGTGCTGATGGCTAGGGCTTCGTCCAGTGTCATTTGCCGCCCGCCAGTACTTTCAATTTCCATTTGAGCCATTCGTTGACTTTTTTCCAGCGCTCGAAATTGGTTGCGGTGGGCGGTATGGAGTCATTCACCGCCGCTACTTCATCAACCAACGCCGAATGCACGGTGCTTTTCGGATTGTCATTCCAAAAACAGCCCATTGCACAATGGTGGCCTTTTTGATCGTGTAGCCGTCCATAGATCAGGCCGCGCCGCTTCGCCACCGCTTGGGCAATCAGATAGAGCGCTGTGTCATCGGATAGAGCATCCCCCAACGTGTTGCGAGTCTCGCTGGCGCGCAGCTTACTCACGGTGTCTCACTCACCCGCTGCGCCAGCACCTTCAATGCCGCCCAGTCCGCCGCGTAGTGCAACACGATCACTGCGCGCGTGGTGTCGGAGAGTCCGCGCCAGGCTTCAGCGAGTGCACTGCTACCCTCGGTCGATGCATCATTAAGCGCGGTCCAGATGTCGGCCGCGATCTCGGGTGCGGTTTTATCGGTGGTGCCCTGGCCGTCATCGTCGGGCATGTCGACGGTAGAGAGACCCGTCACGGCCAACAACGTATAGCGCTGCAAGTAAGTGGTGGCCGATGAGATCGCCTGAATCGAATTCTTGCCGCCCGAATCATCGGCGAGCGAATAGAGCGAGACGCTTTCCTTGTGCCCCGCGACGTGGGTCAAGGTACAAGTCACGGTAATCTTGTTTTGTTCCTGCACCATGGACCAGGCGTGCTTGATGCCATGTTGGGCGAGCGCCGCCGCAATCTTGGTCGTGACCTCATAGTGGGTGGCGTGATCGTATTCGGTGACGGTGCCGGCGCGATTCGTAAACTGGACATGCTTGTCTTTGTGCAGGGTCGGCGCCTGCAGCTGAAACGCCACCATGGCCGCCGCATAGGCTCGCTCGGCTTGCGCCCGGTCCCAACGCTCCTTAAGGTCTAAGAGTCGGCTGATCCGTTCTAGATCGAACTCCGGCGCCTGTGCGGCACGCTCCAAGATCGCCATGAGCATGCTGCCATCCGCCACCGGGGGGGACGGTTGCGGCGCATCAATTATCATCATGCCACCACCCGCGCGTTGGCCAGGCCGCCGCACTGCGCCAGCGCGGCAAAATACTGATGAAGGTCCGCCATGGCCTCTCTGGCGCGGTCGCGCTCCATCGAGCCATCGGGGAGGTACTCGACCACGATTTCTAGCGCCACCAGGGAAGAGACCAGGGTTGCCTGCTTGATCGGTAAGATGCGAGTCATTGCGCACCCCTTCAGCGTCAATTCATGGGATGCGCCACGCTACGCCAAAATCTGCAGGCGTCAAGTTTAATTAACCGTTGCACAATTGACGGTTAGTTTAGTAATCTAAATGGTGGGAGCAACCGCTTGAAGCCGGGGGATTACCATCATGAGTAAAGCTGAGCGCCGCTACTACGCCACCGGCAATGTCTTGTGGACCGATTTCGGGGTCGCAGTGCCCCTGACCTTAAGCCTTGCGGCGGTTCGGTTGCGGCGCGCGTACGCCGCGTCGGCCAAAGACCAGATAGTGAAAATCCGTCTCAAGCGCCGTCAGCAATTTTAGGAAAGACTGCAAGCCGATATTGTCGGTCTTGCCAGATTCCCATGCGGATATAGACCCTTTCGTGACACCGCACGCCACGGCTAGTTGATCTTGGCTTAAGCCCACCGCGTGGCGCCGCTCCCGCAAGCGGTCCGCCATGCTCTGCGGCGCGGGGGCGGTCTGATGCACCGCATGATTGGCGCGCGCCAATTCCAATAGTTTTTCAATGCTCAAGGGGGTGGCTTCATCGCCCGGCATTTCCATCAAATCACCGGCGCTTGAGAGACCGCTATAACGCTTTGTAGTGGTGTTCATTTTACTATACAATAACACATGTGGAAATCCAGCGTCTATCGCCATTATAAGTCATTCAAAGCCATCGCGGAAGCGCTCGGAATTACCAAAAGCGCGGTAAGCCAGTGGCCGGACCTGATCCCGGAAGGGATGGCCTACAAGCTGGAATCCCTGACCCACGGTAAATTGAAAGTCAAACCGCGCCTCTATCGGAAGGCGGCATGATGAATGCTTGGGCGCAGCAATACCGCGATCCGCGCTGGCAGCGTAAGCGGCTGCTGCAATTGCGCGCCATTCAGATACGCCGAGTCGATTTTGCCGCCAGGTTGTGCGAGTGATGGGCGGCTGGATCAAGATGGAAAAGGATTTACTGACGGACCCGCGGATTACCAATCTGATTAGTAACGCACCGGCGTTACATGGTGTAACGCATGCTTTAGGCTGTCTCGCGCATTTGTGGATGATCGCTGATGCGCACATCAGCAATGACGATATTTTGGCGCTCGGGGCAGACCAAATAGACCAACTCTTGAACGTCAAAGGCTTCTGTGCCGTATGCCCACAGGATTGGCTTCAGGTCATCGACCCGCACCATGTAAAACTGCCCGGCTTTCATACACATAACGGCACCATTGCGAAGCAAAAAGCGCAAACGGCTAAGCGCGTAGCAAAGCACCGCAAAGCCGGCAACGCAAATGCGTTACAGAATGGTAACGGTACAGCGTTACCAGACCAGACCAAGACCGAGACTCTAAATCCCCCTAAAGCCCCCCCAAAGCAAGGCCGGCGAGCGCGCACCGATGGGGACACGATTCCTACCGATTTCGCACTGACCCCAGCGCGCCGCGATTTCGGTGAAAGCCTCGGATTGCAAAACGTGCCGCGCATCTTTGAGGATTTCTGCGACTATTGGCTCACCAAAGGCGGCCGGTCACTCGATTGGCAACGCACCTGGTATCGCTGGTGTCGCAAGCAATTGGATATGCCGGCGCAGACCAAGGTTAATGGCCACAACACCGCAGCGCCGGCTAACCGCGATGCTGCCGCGTGGGCCGAAGCGCGGGCAGCGGCCAAAGCGATCGGCTTTCGGGAGCCCTTCGCCATGGAAACGCCCGCAAGCTATCTGACCAGCATCAAGCTGGAGCGCGATCGGCCGCCGAAGTTCTCATTGAGCCAACTGCAGGCACGGGCGCAGCACCGATGAAACCGCTGGCAATTGATCTATTTTGCGGCCTTGGTGGCTGGACCGAAGGGTTGATTGAAGTGGGCTATGAGGTGATCGGATTCGATATCGAAGCCCACGCCTATGGTGTTCATCGCTACCCGGCGCAATTGGTGCTACAGGATGTGCTGACCTTGCAGGGCACACAGTTCAAGGATGCGGCGCTAATCGTGGCCTCCCCACCGTGTCAAGCCTACAGCTACCGTGCCATGCCGTGGAAGCGGGCCAAAGCCTTGCCACCGCCAGATAATGCGCTATTTGATGCGTGTTTTCGCATTCAGCGCGAAGCCATTGCAATGGCCGCTCGTTTCATACCGCTGGTGGTGGAGAACGTGCGCGGTGCAATTCCGTATGTGGGCCGCTCAAGGTGGAATTACGGGAGTTTTCATTTGTGGGGGGACGTGCCAGCTTTGATGCCGATGACGAAGGCAATCAAGGCAGCAGGTATAAAAAAACCCGGCATGAATTGCGGCTCCGACAAGCCAGGCTATCGGGCGCAAGCATTCAATGATCTCGGTGCCAAAGGGATTGGCCACGCCCCCAAAGGCCATTGGACCAATCCCGCAGAGCACGGCATCAAGTGCGGGGGTGATTGGTTCAATAGTGAGCAACCGTCAATTTCTCGCATGACAAGCAGCAAAAGCAACGCGCGCAAACGTGCCAGCGCTATGATTGCCAAAATACCCCTCCCATTAGCTAGACACATTGGGCGGGCGTGGTGGCCCATGGAGAATAGCGATTCTCGCCACGCATACGCGCCAGGCTGGCCGATCGGCACTCACCCGCTATCCATGGAAGGGTGCCATGCATAGACGCCACAGACGCGACGCTACGCAGTCGCCCGCGGTGGCCGAACTCATCGCCATGGGCTTTTCCGTGGCCGACACCTCGCAGTGCGGTGATGACTTCCCCGATTTGGTGATCGGCAAGCATGGCCTGACCGGCCTGGTGGAACTCAAGGCCAAAAGCCCTGGCCGCACTACCATGAACAAACTGGTGAGCGCCGGGCAGCGGGAGTTCGCCGCGACCTGGCGCGGATCGCCGGTGATCTTCGGGTTTTGTGCCGAGGACGTGCGCGTAGGATTCGATGCAGAGCTACGCCGCGTTGGAATACTCAAATAGGAGGACGATCAATGGCTTATTGTCACAAATGCGGCAAGCACGTAGTGGAGCGCATGTATACGCATCTGCAGCATTGCCAGGGCGCAACGAAGAGTGAGAAGCATTTCTCCACGGACGACACCGCAAGCCCGATGGCAAGCTCCACGTGGAGCACTCCGGACTATGCCAGCCCCGTGAGCACCCCCGACAGCAGCGCCGCGCCTGACACGTTTACCGGCGGCGGTGGCGAGTCGAGTGGGGGCGGTGCGTCGGGCGATTGGTAGCTCATGAGCAAGCAACACCGCACGCGCAATCGCCTGGTCAGGTGCGCGCGCTGCAATATCACATTTATCGCTCTCATCCGCCGCTGCAAGTGCGGCCGGCGACTGGTGCCCAGTGACCAAGCGCCGCCTGGCTGAACAATCCCCGACCGATACGCTTCGCTATCAGCTGATGATCTTGCGTCTTAGCCAGCGCGGAGCCGCGCGCGCACTCGGGATTGATAGCCGAACGTTCCGCTACTACTGCTCGGGGCAGAAAGTAATTCCGCACTTGCTCAACCTAGCATTAGAGGGGCTCATAGCGCGGCAGGAACGTGAGGACAAGAAAGCACTGAGGCGGGAGCGGCTCAAAGCAATCAGGCAGGCGGTAGGCTGATTTGTGCTCCGCACCAGCCCCAGCGCGCGCCACTGGCCAGCGGCCAGCCATGCTGCACCACACCAATGCGCATCATGTCGCAAGTGTTACCATCGTGAGTGTTACCAGCTAGCCCAAGTCATTGATTGATAAGCGCGCGCGTGGTCAATGCTGATCCTAACCTAGGATTTACAGCCAGGGGATCAGGGATTTCAGGGTCCTGAAGGGGATCGACCTTAATTTCCGGGGGCGGGGGTCGCCGGCCTGGTATGGGGGCCCCATCCTACATAGTTTCGCTTGGCTGCATGCTGCGTTGCACAACGCTTTCACTTTGGGAATTTTGGCGCGGTCGCTAGATTGAATGCTGCATCGCAACCATGCGCTTAGGTTCGGATGGTTCAGGGAGTAGGGTTCGAACCTACGTTCTCAGGTTCAAAGCCTGATGTCTTGCCGCTTGGACGATCCCTGATCTCTGGAGGAACCTAAAGCCGCGCGCGCGAGGGCCAGGGAATTTCACGCTCACTAAGCCGCTCGGACAGCGGAAAATCGAAAAAGTTCGGCGCAGATGCGAATCACTGTTATTTGTTGTCCGCGTGGTGGTCTGTCGCTAGTTTCGCGGGGGAACTTGACACGCGCCAGCGTGCCCAGCCCCCGACGTGCATTCATCGCACCGTGGGCATTGTGTGTTGCGCGTCGCTGCGCTCTCCGCTGGATGGCCGAACAGCACCAACACGGTCTGTTCGGCGCGATCCGGCTTACTGCGCAGCCATTCGAGCAAACTATCGCGCGTAAGGTCCGCGATATCGTGACTGCCACATTTGCCGTCAACGCCCAGCGCTCGGACGTAGATACCGCAGTCGGCGTGGCGGCGCTTGGGGTCGACTTTGAGGGTCATGTGATCCCCTCGATTCTCTCGATCACCGCCCTAGCCAGGCGCACGGTCTCGGCGTCGCGGGAGTTATGCACCGTCACATCGATGAACGCCTTGCGCTCGGCGTAGGTCGTTTGGTGGTTCCAGATTTGATTGACTTTCAGCATGAGCGGCGAATCCGCCGGCAACGGCTGCCCGGTGGTGAGGTCTAAGAGTGCCGGCCGGCAGCCCTCGCAGTGGTCACAGAATTCGTGGGTCATGGCAGATACAGCGGTACGGCATCCATGAAGGCATAGGAGGCGCCAGGCTCGCCCGCCTCGATATCATCCATGGCATTGACGGCTTTGCGCGCGTCCTCGGCTAGTTCTTTGGTTTGGAACTCGACCACATGCGAGGTAATTTCGCGGTTGGTCGACGCGATGAGCCACAGGCGCCAGGTGGTCATAGCTCGCCCGTCCATTCCCATTTAGAGATTTCGAGATCGGTTAGCCGAATTTCCCGCCCGTATACGCGGTCATCGTTATCGATCGGTTCCATACCGAACGGCCCCATGTAGCAGAACTTTGCGCCGCAGCGCCGGCACTTGACGTTCACCGACAAGCCGCCGTGCGGCCCCTCGAAGAATTCCTCACTGCCGCAGTGTGGGCAGGTAGTCACGCGTCGCGCTCCAGATTCCCCGCGCCGCCGCAGTCTTGCGGTGGATCTCCATATACATCTAATAGCGCGTCAATGCTCAGCCGGTAATTACCATCCAACCGAATCGCGCGCAGTAAATTTAGCGCGTGATCGCGTTGGCTTTCCAGTTCAGCGTGCTTTTGATCCCAGTAGTCATGGGATTGCTGAATGCGGTTGCGTTCGGCAACGATTGCGCGGGCGAGGTCCGGCGCGTCATGGTGCGACCAAAGGGTATCGGGTGGCGGCTCGCCGCGCAGCGCATTGACCACCCCGCGCAACAGGTCGCCTTGCCGCGCGATCAATTCGTAGGATGCGTTTTCCTCTTCGCGCATTTCATCGGTGACGATTAATAGCTTTTGATATTTTTGCGCCCATTCGTCACGCTCGGCGATGGTGTTGGCAAGGGCGCGCTGCGTTTCGGTTAGTAGATCGCTCGGCGGCGTCGGGATCATTGGTGGCGTTCCTGATTGCGCAAGAGGTATGCACCTTGTCGGCGGCGCTTGGCGACTAGTTTGCGCCAGCACTTCAAGCACCGGCGGCCGGACCCTTCGGAGCGCGGGCCGCCGCAGTCCTCGCATACATATTGATAGGTCATGGCCGTGATACTGGTATTCGATGCCATAGGTTTTGGTGGGGTGCGGCTGGCGCGCGGCTGGCGCGCGGCTTCGCTCATGCTCATGCGGATACCCTCACCAGGCCCGCGGTTACAACGGCCAACCCCGCGATCCGGTTGGACGGGGTACCCGCGCCGCTTATAACAAAGATCAGGTTTCGTGTCATCTTGCACCGCGCTTCGCTGAAAAATATTTTACACCGTGCGCCGAGGTTAAGTAAACTAATCTCGCCATGCCGAATTACACGCCTGATGAGTACCGCGCGCAAGTCATGAAGCTGCGCAACGTCGCGCACAGCGCCGGCTATGATGAACTGTCACTAGAGTCCGGTATTACCGGCGGGATGCTGATGCTGGCGGCGCAGCGCATCGAAGCCATGCAAAAGATCATCGATGACGATGAACACCGTAGCGAATTCTGGCGGCTGTGGTGTGCGGTGTATGACGGGCCGTTAGCGTGGGACGGGCGCGACGCATTCGAAGAGATCCAACATTTAGGGGGTTTCAGTGGCCAACATCCGTAAGAAGAAGTCCGCAAAGAAGCGCGCTAAGAAGGGCCCAGCATTTTCGGTTATCAAGCTCTCGGGTGACCTCACCAACATGGTGGGCACGGTCTCCAAGATCAGCGGCGTGGGTGTTGAGGACGTGGTTGCCGTGTTCATCGCGATGGGCGCCATTTGGACGATGAAGAATAGCCCGGAATTCCAGGGCCGGCGGCGCAATGGCTGAAGCTCAATATGATGCTGAAGCCGCGGTCAATCTGACCTTCGAAATTGCGCAGCAAATCCGCCCGCTATTAGCGGGCCAAGCGCGCGAAGTGCAGGGCGCGGTGTTGGCGGAATTGCTCGCCATGTGGATTGCCGGGCACCATCGCTGCGGCGATGCCGTCATGGCGCAAGTGTTGGAGCAACATTATAGAGTGGTGCGGGATTTGGTCCCCATCAACATCTATCAAGGGCATCAGTGTGAGCACTGAGTACCGCGAAGGCCTGCCGCCGCTGCCACCGCGCATGCGCAAGCTACCGGTGGACGATCGCAAGTATCCGGTGCCGTGGTTCGTCAAGTGGTTTGATGGTAAGCCAGACTTTAGGGTCGCGAACTCCATCAAGTTCAAGTCCGCGGTGAGCTATGGGCTATGCTGGGTGTGCGGCGAGTCGTTAGGGAAATTCAAGACGTTTGTCGTCGGCCCCATGTGTACGGTCAATCGCATCACCTCGGAGCCGGCCTGTCATTTGGATTGCGCGCAATTTGCGGTCACCGCCTGCCCGTTCATGTTGCTGCCGGCGGCGCAGCGCAAGACCGCGGCACTGCCGCCCAAGACCATGGCGCCGCCTGGCGTGCACCTGGATCGCAATCCGGGCGTGACCGCGCTCTGGACCACGCGTGAATTTAAATTGATTCCGATGACGGATAACCGGCGCTTGATTTCGATCGGCGCACCGGAGACCATCAAGTGGTACCACCAGGGCCGCGACGCGACGCGCGATGAGGTGCAAGAGTCCTTAGATGACGGCTTCCCGGTGCTGTGGGCGCTGGCGCGTGCTGCCGCGGTTGATTCGGTGGTGCAGCTGGAGAACGCCTACGCGCAAGTAGCTTCGCTCTACTTGCCGGCGGCTTAGATGTTCTCACTGCGTTCCATGAGTCGCGGGCGCCTAGTCGCAATCAATGGCTTTTTCATTCTATGGAATGCGGCGTTTCTGGCATGGGACATCCGCACCGGTCGCAATGCGCCGCTCACCATCTTTCAAGCGATGGTGTTTGGTTTTCAGGTGGCGATTTCTTGGGAATCGTATATGTCGTGGCGGCGCTTGAGCCAATTTGAGCGCGAATTGCAGGAACAAGGAGAGGCGCACTTGCAAGAATTTCAGCGCAGAGTCGTGGCTTTTTTCCGGACCCTGCCGCCGCGATGATCCTAGGTATCGTCGGCCACGAAGCCGCCAAGTTCACCGCCGAGACCGAACGCCAGGCACGCGTGCAAATCCGCGAATTCCTGGTGCTGGATAATGTGCAACGCGTGGTGTCGGGCGCGTGCCATTTGGGCGGGATCGATGTGTGGGCGATCGAAGAGGCCAAGAAATTCGGAATTCCGACACAGGAATTCGCGCCGGCCAATCGTGCTTGGGAGACCGGCTACAAGCCGCGCAACATTTTGATTGCGGAGACTTCCGATAAGGTCATCTCACTGGTGGTCAAGGTACTCCCCGCCGGCTATGTCGGCATGCGCTTTAAACTGTGCTACCACTGCAAGACGGATAGTCATGTGAAGTCCGGCGGTTGCTGGACCGCGCACTATGCCGGCGGGTTGGGCAAGCCCTTTGAGATCATCGAAATCTAGTTGCGCCGCAGTAGTTAATTTAACTTGACCATGAGTTGATTTATTGTACTCTTCGCAATCCTAACGAAGGGGTAAACGACTGTGGCCAAACTATCAGAACTATTAGCGGCTGAAAAGACGCCGAACGGCGCGTGGAATCAGCTGCAAGAAGACACTACCAAAAAGTTTAAGAATTCGACGCATTTCTTTGATGGGCATTCAAAAAGCCTGTCGATGATCGAAGATAATCCCGGTAACGTCGCGATCCAGGACCAGGCGCGCGAGGAAAAGCCGGTGACCACCACGGTGTACGACACCCTGGAATATGCGCTTTCGATCTTTGCGCGCGCCGAGGACTTGCAGTATCAAAAGAACCTCACCAACCGCCAGGCCGCTGGCACGGTGATGTGGAAGGGCTCGCCGCTTCTCAAGGATTTGCCGATTGATGAGCTATTGGGTTTGGAGGCGCGATTGACAAAAATCCGCGCGATCTACGCCGATATGCCGACCTTGGACGCATCCAAGCACTGGACCCCGGACACGCAAAGCGGCGCGCATGTGTGGGTCACCAAGTACACCGAGGAGACCACCAAGACCGAGAAGCAAGTCGTACCGGTGGTGATGTCGGCCGCAACCAAGGAGCACCCGGCGCAAGTTCAGCCGATCTCTAAGGACGTGGTGGTGGGCAAGTTCACGGTGACGCGGCGCAGTGGTGCCGCCACCGCGGTGCAGAAATCGGAAGCTATCAAGCGGGTGGATGAACTCTTAATCGAGATCAAGCAAGCGCGCATGCGCGCGAATGAGACTGAAGTTCAGGCGGGTTCCATTGCGGCGGTGTTGGTGCCGCTGCTACTGGAGCCGTTACAGAGTTAGGCCAAGCGTTAGCGTTAGGTTTTGCGTCAACTGAATGGAGTTAGCGTATCGCCTACAGCGTTTGACTAAGGTGCAAGGTGAATACTAGTCATGTCGGCAGACTTGAAATCTGCAGACAATCCTTGGAAAAACGGGTTCGATTCCCGTCGGCCCCTCCATTATATGGGGCCGTCGTCTAACGGCAGGACACCGGGGGTTATAGCGTTAGTGTCAACTACTTCACTTTGTAGGGAAACCATAGAGGGCCGGCACGGCAGGCACGCACGGCTGGCCCTTTATCCCATTTGAATAACTGATGAGCGGCGGAGTAACACACCTAAAGGGGCAACACATGAACATCGATGAGGCAATCAACAAAGCGGCGGATCATATCGAACAGTATCCCGAGTCCTATCACTTCGGGCAGGGCATGGTGATCGACAGAAAGTATCAGGGGTTTGGCCCAGATCCTGGACCCGGCGGCCCGCACGCATGCATGCTGGCGCGCATCGGCGAAATGGCCGGGGTGCCGGTGGGCGTTGGTTGCGATACGGTCGCGCGGTATATCCTGTCCTCAAGCGCCGGGGACTTCTACGAAGCGATCCGCGCCGCCACCGGCAGCAAAGCTGGCCGCCATGATCCGGTACACCATGCACCGACCATCCCCGCGGCCATGCGCAAGGTGGCTAAGAAATATGAAGGGATACCGATCGGGGTGCGGCAGATTTTCGACGCGCCGCCGAGTGAAACCTTAGCGCCGCACTACCGCGTGTTTTCCGTCCGCATCACGGCCTAGGGGGCATCATGGAACTTTACGAAGGTTTGATGAAAACCGCCGATCATATCGAACAACATCCGGAACTCTATTCGTTCGGCATCACTGGCCGGCCGGATACATTTGAGCCGCGCGCGTGCTTTCTCGGGCGCTTGGGTGACATCATGGGCATGGACTTTTTTGCCGCCAACGCGGTGGCGGTGCGCTTCTTCCATACGGAAGAGGGCGCAATATTCCATGATCTCATTCGTATCGCCACGCGTGGCGGCATGCTTACCGATGTCATGCCATTCCCGAGTCGCGTGGCGCCGGCCATCCGTGAGTTTGCCAAACGCTACGCGCCCGCGCCGGCACTCCCGGAGAGCGTGCGCGCCATTTTCAACGTTCCCGCACTCATCGAAGGAGAACACGCCCATGCCGTTATTTGAAGTGGCGATTATTCAAAAGCCGACCAAGAAGGAAATAGAGGAGGGCACCGCCATCGAAAAGCTGGTGTTCGGTCCTGAACCGGTGATCGCGCGTGACGGCCAATCGGCCGCCATTACCGCGGTGACCGGACCTAAGGCACCGGTGGGCCTCGATATGACCCGCGCCGAGGTGATCGTCCGCCCTTTTGCGTAAGGTCTGACACTGAGGAGGCGGTACCGCAGCGCGCGCGGTCCGCCTCCCGCGGTGTTCAGGCCAACAACCCGGTGCTACGCGCGGCGGCCATGCCGATGGTGGCGCAGTTCACCGCTGACGAACCGGCGCCATGGGACGCCACTGTGAACTTTCAGGGCATCGGTAGTAGTACCGCTGGCGTCAACTACGCCAGCCCCAAACTCGGCACGCAAAGCTATGCAGCGGGGTCATTAACCACGACGCGCACTTGATCGTCATTCGTTAGCGCACGTTTTTTGACAAAGGAGGAATAGCGCGTATTTTCGGGCGGATTACTTGCGAGGGTATCCGCCTTTGATCTCTGAAACCCGCCGCCGGCTCAAAGAATGGGGTCTCTGGGCTTGCGGCGGTGAACCGTCCATGTCCTCCATGTTCAAGGCGATGAACGGGCGCGGTGCGCAGGATTTGCGCGAAATGCCCGACTATATTGCCGAAGTAGATCACATCGTGTGTGTGGCACCGCGCGACATTCGAATCATCCTCATCAAGTTCTACGGCACCGGCGGCACGGTCCAGGATAAGGCCATTGCGTTGGGGTTGGACCGCCGTAGCTTGCGTCGCCGCACCGATCGCGCCGACTGGTACGTCCACTCACAACTTGACGCACCGCCCGCGAAGGCGTATCCAGACGCGAGAATAGCGCGTGATGTCGGAACGTCCCGTGTTTAGCCGGCGCGCGTTCCTGCAAGCGTTCCTGCCGGCCGCCATTATCGCGCCGGTGTTGGCTGAAGAACTCATCTGGCAGCCGACTAAAACCATTGTGTTACCGCCCGCGGGTGGTTGGTGGGTGCCGGCCGCGGGCAATACGTTGCTGACGATTTCCTATATCACTAATGAAGCGCTGAAAATCTTGGAAGCGGACATCCGGATTGCTGAGGGCATCCGCTACGGCAATCAATTTAATGGTCGGCGCTACGGCCACATTGTAGTCAACGACAATACTTACCGTCATTTAAGGAGCATTACCGATGCCTGGCAAGCCTGAAAATAAAGAGTCCATGAAAGGCGAAAGCCGCGCGCATGGCTCCAAGGGTGCGGAGTCCGTCAAGTCAATTGAGCATGTGGGCTCATCCGGACCGCACGGCGTGCGCTTCCCGGTCCACAACCACCCGGACAAGTCCGTGGTCCACAAGACCCTGAAAGAGTAATGCCGCAAAAGATGGCCGGCTTGGCGGAATGGATCGGGCGGCTGCTTCGAACCAAGCTCAAGGCCAAGCCGCAACCCTACCGTGAATATCGAGAGGCTAAGAAATCGAAATGATTACCCCAACCATCGGCCGTATTGTGTGGTTTTGGAATAGTCCGGAACTTCGCGGCGCGCAACCAGAAGCCGCGATTGTGGCCAAAGTTTGGTCCGATACCATGGTGAACCTCGGCGTATTCCGCGATAACGGCAATTGCACCGGCTTTACCTCGGTGACCTTGTGGCAGGGCGAGGGGGAGCCGCCGGCCAGCGCGTATTGCGAATGGATGCCGTATCAGAAAGGCCAGGCCGCCAAGACGGATGCACTGGAACTTGCCGCTGCCGCACGTGCCGCAGGTCCGACCAATTATTAATGAGCGCGCCCGGTGTCCGTCTCTCTGACAAAGCGGTTAACTTTGTCGCTCCCGGCCGGCACATCCGGCCGCGCGGGGATTATCTCATCGTCAAGCCGCTGCCGCTCACGCTCTCCGAGCGACTTAAAGCTGATTGGCATGGTGAAGTCGTCCGCGGGCGAGTCATTGCCGCTGGTCCCGGTTGTTATAAGAACATCCACCGGCGCGGTGTCAAAGACGGCAAGCCCTGGCGCACCGTGCGTCAATCTCAAGTCTTCACCCCAAATGAAGTCCAAGTAGGCGACATCGTACAGCTGGGCGGGATGGAGATTGAAGGATACCTTTTCCCAAAAGTATGGGTTAGCGGCGATTGGTGTGTAATTTGCCGCGAAGAGGATGTGTGTTTCATTGAATGCAAGCCCTAAGCCCCGCTGAAATTGCGGCGATCGAAAAAGAGAAACGCCGCGCGCAAGCACTCAAGAATTTTGCCGGCCACACCTTAAAAAAAGGCGAGGCGCCGGGCCGCGCGGTGGGTTCCCGCAACCGGCTGCAGGCCGGGTTCCTATATGCGCTCTCGGAAGATTTCGCCAAGTACGGCAAGGGCGCCATTGAACACGCGCGCCGCATCGATCCCATGGGGTATGTGAAGACCATCGCCAACCTCATGCCAAAACAGTTTGAGCAAACGACCCCGTTAGAGGAATTGAGCGATTCCGAACTCATCGCAGCCATTGCCCTTATCCGATCCAAACTTTCTGTTGGCACTAGAGAAAGAATTGGAGAAGAGAAAGAGCCGCAATCGCTTGATCGACTACCGGCCGTACCCGAAGCAGCTGGAGTTCCACCGCGCCGGCCTCGACTACCGCGAACGCCTGCTAATGGCGGGGAATCAACTCGGTAAGACCTTAGCCGCCGGCATGGAAACCGCCATGCATCTGACCGGTGAGTACCCCGAAGGCTGGCCAGGGCGGCACTGGGGTCGCCCGGTGGTGGGCTGGGCCGCTGGCGTCACCGGAGAGTCGACGCGTGACAATCCTCAAAGAATCTTACTGGGTCGCACGGGCGCCCTTGGCACTGGAGCAATTCCTAAGGACCGGATTATTGACACCTCAGCAAGTCGCGGACTTGCGGATGCGGTTGATACGATCCAAGTTCGCCACTCGACCGGCGGCACCTCGACGCTGCAGCTCAAGTCCTATGAAAAAGGACGCGAGAAGTGGCAAGGCGAAACCCTCGATTTCGTCTGGTTCGATGAAGAACCGCCGGAAGATATCTATACGGAAGGTCTCACGCGCACGAATGCCACCGGCGGTATTACGTTTATTACTTTCACGCCGCTACTAGGCGTCACCGGGGTGGTGCGCCGCTTCATCATCGATCACGCACCGGGTACGCACTTCGTACAGATGACCATCGATGATGCCGCGCACTACACACAGGAACAACGTGAAGCCATCATTGCGAGTTACAAACCGTTTGAGCGCGATGCCCGAATCCGCGGCATCCCGCAACTAGGGTCTGGCCGCGTGTTCCCGGTCAATCAGGATGATATTACGGTCGAAGCGTTCCCCATTCCGGAGCACTGGCCGCAAATTGGGGGGCTCGATTTCGGCTGGGATCACCCCTCGGCCGCCGCGCGTCTCGCGTGGGATCGCGATAACGACGTGTTTTACGTCATCGCGGTACATCGCGCGCGTGAGCAAACCCCGGTGATGTTCGGCGGCAGTGTCAAGCCATGGGGTGCGTGGTTGCCATGGGCGTGGCCGCATGACGGCTTGCAGCACGACAAGGGCTCAGGCGAGCAGCTGGCCGCGCAGTACCGCGCGCAAGGCTTGAACCTCATCAAAGTGCGCGCCACCTTTGAGGATGGCACCAACGGATTAGAGGCCGGTGTCGCGGAAATGTTGGACCGCATGCAAACAGATCGGCTCAAGGTCTTTTCGCACCTGGCTGACTGGTTCGAAGAATTTAACCTCTACCACCGCAAAGAAGGCCTGATTGTGAAGCTGAATGATGATCTTCTATCCGCCACGCGCTACGCCCTCATGATGAAGCGCTGGGCCGGCACGCCGAGTAAAAAAGTGGCGGCGCCGTCGTTTGAGCAGAAATTTCCCAGCGTCCGCGGTGACGGGTTGGGGTGGATGGCCTGACGATGCCTAAGTGGGCTAATACCGTTGATCGATTGTTGGAACAAAAGATAACAAAAATCGGCACGTGTTGGATTTGGAATCGGCCACTAGGTGCCGGCGGTTATGCATATACAACAATCGCGCATAAGACGGTGCGCGCCCATCGTGTTGTCTACAAACATTTTAAGGGCCCAATACCTGACGGTTTGGTATTGGATCACTTATGCAGAAATCGTGCTTGCATCAATCCCGACCATTTAGAAGCGGTCACGAACGCGGAAAATATCCGCCGTAGCAGGAGGGA